GCATATCAGCACCGCCCGAGCCGTTTGCGCCGACATTTTGACCGTACAGGAAAAAGCTATTGTTTGCATAACCTGTTAGCCAATTGACTTTTGCGACGCCGTTAACATATAGCGTTGTATATGTCCCATCGTCCACAAACTTAACGTTCGTCACCGCTCCGATCAGCGACGCTTTGGGTATACTATTGTCGCTGCAATTGCCGCCTGAACTCGCATCGCGATAAACCGCAGGGTCAAGTACTTGATGAATGTCATTAGCTATATACCGCAAATAATCATTATCGTTTACATAAACGGAAAAATCAAAGTTATATCCGCCCGTTGTTATCAAACGGTTTTCACCTGAAACGAACGAATTGACAATAAATTCAATTTCCAGTGTTGACATTTTGCCGAAATATCGTTTTGTTTGTACCGTGGTCGCGCCGCTAATTCTTAGCCCGTTATATGTCACGCCGCCGACCGTCACACTGTCCACCGCCGCCGTTCCGCTGTTGAGATTTATCTGCCAGCCGTTGCCGAGGTCGGTATCGCCCGCTTCATACCCCGTCAGGTCAGCCGCCGCAGAAAAGCTCGACACCACGGGCTGGGGGATGTTGACGGTCACGGGGCTGTAACCGTCCGCGCTGTCCGCGCTTGCGTTGTAGGTGCCGTTGGCGGTGATGGTCTTGGGGAGGATGGTGCCACCGCCTGTCGAGATGGGGATCTCGCCGAGGTACAGCTTGGCTGGCGACGAGCCTAAGTTAACGCCGCTCATTCGCCCACCTCCTCGTCAGCCGTCACGATGTAGAGGGTGTCGGGATCCTTCGGGTCGAGGGCTGCGTATTCGGATTCGGTGAGTGCGGCAAAGTGCAACCCGCCCATGTAGCTGTTCAAGAGCGCTGTGAAATCACTGTTCTGCGACACTGCTTCGTTGGAGACCGCCGCAGGCTCGATGTGCAGCACGAACCTTGCTGCGGAAATGCAGTTCTGCTCGCTGTCGAGAAGACGTATATCGCCGTATCCCCTGCCGCTCACTGCAAGCCCGTTCTCGGGCAGTGTCGCCGTCACCGTGTTGCCGCCGATCTCTGCCGCTGCTGTCACCATCGCCCCATCGGGACGGAGCACTCTCAGCTCGGCAGAATCTACCGAAGCTAGGGAGACTGTTGCACCGTTATCCTGAAACGTTGCCCTTACGGCTCTTGTGCCCGTATCGTCCTGCTTTGCCCAGACTTCGGCGCGGGGTGTCTGTGTATCTAGGTCGAGGACTATGTCTGTGTTATGTACTATCATTCCATCACCTTCCTGCTATCATGCTTGTGAGCGTCTGCTGCTTGACGCCGAACGTCAGCTGCGGGTTCTGCGGCTCGTCAAGGCTGAGGACACGCCCCGTGATGCGGACTTCCTCGTCTATTCCCTGAAGCTCCGTCACTACCCGATACGAGTTGTACAGCCGCAGGTCGTCATAGCTGCCGTTTATCAGCGAGAGATCGAGGGCGTTGATGGTGAAGGACTTAGTCGCGCTCACCATCGTCATGAGCTCTCTTTCCGCTGCCGTGACCAGTCTGCTCTGTGCTGCTACGACCGCCGCCGAACTTTGCCACGGGTTCTCAGTCCCGTCGTAGGGTGAGATGCTGTCGTATATCTTTACAGCTTCCGTGATGCCGTAGATTCGCTTTAACTCGGCATTTTCCACATATCCGCCCGGTATCGTCAGCCGAGCACCGCTTGTGGGGTGCTGTGCGCCGTAGGGGTATATGCGCGACACGATGTCCTTAGCTTCTGTCGTCCTTTGCAGTGATCTGAGATTGCGTCCGAGCCGTATCACCGTGCTGCTGTGCTGCCCGAACTGCGGCTGCACATCGAGCTCACGCCTGCCGTTACGGTAGGCAAGGCGGAATTCCAGCGACAGCTTATCACTCTCCGTTGAGTCTTCGCAGAGCTTCTTTATCATGTCGAACGTATTCATGTATTCACCCGTAAATTCCGTGATGCCGCCGACTATCCTGCCCGCTTCGATATCCTTGTCCGTTCCCGGGAGCTTGCCGTTGTGCGCCGCGAGTATCTCGGGTATCGCATTCGAGAGCAGGTACGGCGAGCCCGAATAGCTGCGCTTGGGCTGCACCGTGTCGCAGAGGTAGGCAAGCTCGCCCTCACAGGTGACGGTCTTGTAGGTCATTCCGTCCGCGCTCATGATGTCGCTGACGGAATAGACCCGCCCGCGGAAGAGCACTTCGCCCGCTTTTCGGTCGTAGACTTCAATGAGCGTTTTCATGCTTTCGATCATGTCGTACCCGGGATTGTTGGGATAGACCGTAAAGCTGAACGTTGGTATTGTATTGATCTGCTCTGTCAGCTTGCCGCCCGACACTCGGGCGTTCGGGTCGAGCCTGCCGTGTATGACAGCGCTTGTGCCGCCGTATGTTGCCGTTATCTTATACATACCGTCACCGCCGTTCCCTGATCGTGCAGTACTGGAGCTTGCAGGGCTCGCCCTGAGCGCTGCCGACTGTCAGCAGGTCGCCCACCGACAGGGGGAAGCTCGCAGTATCTGCCGTGTTGCCGTTGATCGTGAGCGTGGGCGTGCCTTCCGAGATGATACGCATATTCCTCGTTGACGGCACCGAGCTCTGCGGGAAGCCCTCCACATCATCGGTCAGCTGCCAGTCTGCGTGCCTGATGATCTCTGCAAGCTGACTTTCGGTGTAGGTGTCGTAGTCGAGCCCCCACAGCTGCACGCTGACGGCGGTGGTGGTCGCCTGATAGAGGTAGTAGTAGTCGGTATCCTCTTTGATGCAGACGCAGCCTGTAGGCTCCCGCATCGTGATGTCCATGCCGCCCATCGACTTGGGGAGCAGATACCATTTCGGAGCGCCCGACTGCGGTATCTCCGCAACTGCGTAGTGTATGCCCGACTGCGGCGAGACTGTCTCGAAGCTTATGCTAAGATCTGTGTAGCCGCTTGTACCGAGTCCTTTGAGCCGCACAAGGTCATACGCGCTCATATGTGCGGCGAACAGATAAACCGTCGGGTCGGCGTCGGGCGTGAAGTCCGTGCAGTCTATCAGCTTGCCTGAGATGGAGCGCATATAGGGGGCGGCGGTGAAATGGGCTGTCAGTTCTATCTCTCTCCTTGCTGTTCCTATGATCTTCGGCTCATCAATGCCGGTGCAGCTGACACCCACATACATATACCCGTCGATATTTTCATCATAAAGCTCCGTACTGCCGCCGCAGATCCAGCCTAGCAGCGCCGCTTTTTTGTCCGCGGCTTCTCCCGAAGTTCGCCCCGTGATGTGGAAGGTGTAGTACCCCTCACGGTCATCATAGTGCAGACTGCCGTCCATTCTGGAGAAATCATAGCTGCCGTCCATGCCTGCGACCTTTTCGCGCAGTATATGCGGCTGAGGTTCCGAGAACCCGCCCGCTGTTATCTCTGCGCCCAGATCGTCACCGCTCCAACGTCCTCCGAAGCGGATCTGTTTCTTTCTCATGTGCGCCCTCCTGTTCTTGCCGTGATAGTGACCGACCTGCCGAGCTCTATATCAAGATACGGCAGCAGCCACGAAGCAAGCACCTGACCGCTGCTGCCAGGCATTATAAGCTTTATCTCTGCGGTCTTCCCCGAACTGCTGTCAGCTCTTGCAGTGCTGCCGCTGTCTCTGCGTGTATCCGGCAGAGCGGGTCTGATAAGAGCATTGCGTTCCTTATCATCGAAAACGAGCAGGCTGCCGTCATTGCGTCCCCGTGACGGCGCGAGCACGTCGCTGTCCGTCCCTTTTCGGAAGAGATCGTTCCTGTCCGGCAGGAGCTGCATAAGTCCCGATCCTGCGCTTTCCGCAGCGCCTATTGCAGACTGCACCATATTCACGGCGGCTGTCACAACATCATCCGTGCCGTCGGTCATACCATTTGCGAAGCCCTCATCATTGTAAAGACCCAGCTGTCGGAATACCTTTGACGGCGAAGCTATGCCCGCTTCCTTCTTAGCCGCCTGAATGGCTTTCTGCACCATCTCGGCTGTAACGGGCACGATCACCTGATCTGTTCCTGTTCTGATACCGTCAGCGTAGCCCTCTATCACCATGTCCGCAAGCTCGCGGTACTCGTCCTTTGCGCCGTCCTTGCCCTTATCGGCGATACCGATCATGTCGCCTATCATCTGCGTGGTCTGCTCCAGCACATCGTCAGACTGCTGCTCGGCTATGCTGTGTATCTCGCCCTGCAAGGTCACCCACTGATCGGAGTAAGCTTTCATCTTGGGCTTGCCCATGTCGATCATAGCCTGCACCTTTGAGGCAGACGCAGGACCCGCAGCTTCAAGAGTATTGAGCAGACCCTGATCTATGCCCCACTCTGCAAGTGTGCGGAGATTTTCCGCCCAGCTTTCAAGCCCCTTCTGATTTGCATCGAGGTTGTCTATGAGCTCCTGAGCAGAAGTCTCGGTACCGCCGTTGAACTCTCCGAACACATCGAGGGAACTGCTTATAGCCTGCTCCTGAGCCTTGACCGCCTCGCCGTACTTATCGGTAAGCTCTTGTATCTTGTCGAAGGTGTCCTGTGAGATGCTGTAGGTCTCACCGCCTACCGTGGCAACGTAGTCCTTGAGCTGTCGGGCGGTCTCCTTTGCGACCTTGCTCTCACTCTCATAGAGCTCCTGCCTGCGCTTGGCTGCTGCTTCCTCTTCCTCGGTAGCAGCGGCAGCCTCCCGTGCAGAGTCCAGCTCTGTTGTCAGAGAATTCACAGTCTCAGCCGCTGCCGAGTATGCTGCGCCCATCTCTCCGACAGCGTTATTTGCGTCACGCTCGAAGTTCATCAGATCCTGCATATGCGCAGTAAGCTCGTTGTATAGGGCGGTCTGTTCATCGGTGAGAACTCCCTGCTGTTCGAGCAGTTCTATCTGACTGCGTGTTGCGTCATACTCAGCCTGAAACGCTGCCTTATCATCGCGGGCAGCTTTGGCAAGGTTGTATCGCTCCTCAGCTTCGGCGAGCACCTTACTTGCATTTGCGAGGTCATTGCGGATATCGGCTATCTGTTCCTGAGCCTTTGCTGCTTCAAGCTCCCGCTTGCGGCTGCCAATGAGCTTGTCCATCTCGGCGCGGCTGGCTTTCAGGTGTCCCGTCTCCTTGTCGATAGCGATGTTAAGATCGGGGTATATGCTTTTCAGCTCTCCGATGAGCGCCGTCATTTCCGCCTTGTCGGCTGCCGACAGCTTTTCCGCCTTGTCAAGCTCATAGAGTGTATCGGTCAGGTTCGAGGTTTTCTCGATCTCGGCCTGCATCTCATCTGTGCTCTTGCTGCGCTCGCTTGCGTTGCTGCCGACAGTCGCCAGCACCTCATCGGAAAGGTCAAGGAACTTCTTCTGCTCGTCGGTCAGACCCTCGTAGCGGTCGGTCAGCTCGTCTATCTGATCGGTGGCGTAGTCGATATACGCTTTCAGAGCCATACCCAGTGCAGCCGCCCCTGCTATCGCCATAGCGTAGGGGTTGACGTTCAGTGCCTGCATGAGCGAGCCGCTTTCCTGCATGGCGGCGTTTACCTCTGCTATCTTTGCGGCAGCAGCAGACGCAACTGAGGACATCTCCAGTGCTGCCTTGTATGCGAGCAGTGCCCCCACACCTATCTCGATGGTTTTTATAAGACCTTCAAGAGCCTGCTGATCTATACCGAGCTGTTCAGCTATAGCACCGGTCATCTGGTCGTCCAGCTCGCCGAGAGCATCTATCATGTTGCGGGACATACGGATTACATTGTCCGCGAAGTCACCCGCCGACTCTGCCAGACCGTCTATCGCCTGCTGAGTGTCCCTGCCTGTGGTGATATCGCCCAGAAGCGACTGTGCGGCAGCTTTCATACTTGCGAACGATCCGGAGAAGGTGCTGCTCGCTTCCTTAGTCGTAGTGCCGGTGATCTCCATGTCCTCTTGGATCGTGTGGATAGCTTCGATGATGTCAGCATAGCTGGATATATCGAACTTCTTGCCCGCGAGAGCTTCGGCATCCTTGAGCAAGCGCTGCATCTCTTCCTTAGTGCCGCCGTAGCCCAGCTTCAGGTTATCGAGCATGGTGTAGTTCTGCTTTGCGAATCCCGAATAAGCGTTTGTCAGAGACTCGATATCGCTGCCGAACTTGTTGACGTTGTCGCTCATGTCCACGATAGCCATATCGGCATAATCTGCCGCTGCTGCCGTGTCTCCGCCCAGACTCTTTATAAGTGCTGCCGAGAATCCCGTGACAGTCTCCATATAGTCGTTAGCCGAGCGCCCTGCCGTCTTGTAGGCTTTGTCGGCGTTCTGTATGACTTTATCCGCATTCTCCTTGAACATAGTCTCCACGCCGCCCAGAGACTGCTCCAGCGCCGCACCTTCCATGAAGCTGTCAGCCACTACCTTGCCGATAGCCGCTGTACGGATTATAGCTCTTACCTTCTCGACCAGCTTGTTTCCGAGACTGCCGCCGGCGTTTTCTCCGGCGTTACCCATCTCATCGTCAAGCAGCTGCCCCATACGTCCTTTCATGCCTTCCATGGAGGGGATTATCTGGACATACGCCTTGGCAAGCTCCGTGCCGTTGTTTTCAGCCATTTATCTCACCTCTCTTTATCCTTTGAAGCATCTCCTCAAAGTCCTCGCCGCTGTCAAAGCTCATGACGTTGCCGGTGTCCTCTTCCACGAGCCCCATGCACTTTGCATAAAGGCTCTCGGGATAGTTCTCACCCTTTGCACCGTCGCGGGTCTTAGCCCACCTGAGCCAGTTGACACGGTCATATAATAATAAAAGCAGCTCGCCTGCCGGCGGATAATATCTGCCTGTAAGCTGCTGCTTTATACGTGAATCTTCCCTCAGCCCGCACGCCAGAGCTGCCACCCGGTAAGGCGGCAGCGATCTGTAGTCATACACATGATACGTCTCCGCAAGGTCGCAGACAAGTGCGTCCTCGTCGGTGGTCACCATGCGGGCGAGGATCAGGAGTTTTTTCCCGAAGGCGTGAGCTTGATGAGCTCGAACAGCTCGGCGGTCATTTTCTCAGCTGATACTCTGCCGTTATCTTCACGGCAATGGTCTTTCAGCCTTTTCAGGTCTGCATCGCTCAGCAGGCAGCGGGCAAGCTGCACCTGACCCGTCACTCTTCCTGCCACCGTGTTTTCCAGTGCCTCGAAGAACTCCCAGTCTTCGCGGAAACTTTCGTCTATCTCAGCTTCAAAACCCGAAGCAGTTTTTACAATCGCCATCTCTTATACCCCCTCTCCGTTATTCCTCGGGGTCTACGACTGTCACCTTGCAGGTGTCGGTATAATCCACCCCGTCAACAGTTATTTTTACTTCAAGTGTACCCTCGCCTGCTTCAAGCGCGTCAATAACAACGCTGGAATAATCAAGACTTACTGTCGCTCCGGCAGGTCGTGTCTGACCTGAATAAGATAACGTTGCGGCAAGACTTGACCTTGCACTCTCGGGTGTAACGCTCACGGGCATGGTGTATCTTTTACCCGCTGTAAGCGTGAGGTTGGAATGAGGGAGCACCACTTCGGGATCTCCCGGAGTTGCGCTGCCGCTTACATAGTATTCTCTCGCAGTGTCGCCGTTCAGGGCTTCGTCAGCCATAGCTCTGATGGTGATACCGTACTTTATGATGTCGTTATCGGTGTCCAAAACTTCTGCGATGGAAGTAATGCTTGCTCTTGCGATGACGGTGCGCTTGAGGACGCCGCCTCTGAGTATCTCTTCGATAACGAAAGCGTGCTCTTCCAGCTCCTTGGTGTTGATCTTGACTGTCATACCCTCTGCAACAGTACCGCTGACGTTGCTGTCGCCGTTCACCAGCTTCTGTACTTCGGGGTTGAGAACTTCCGCAGCTTCAAATGTGAACTGCTCGCTCTTGTCTGTCTGGGGGTTTGCGATGGTATCGCCGCCCCATGCCTTTATGGGATTGGTAGAGAGATTGATAGCTCTCTTGAGACCTGCGTCGCTCATGTAGCCCAGCGAAACAAATGCGGGGTCAAGCTCCGCAGTTGCATTTGTGGGGAGAGTCGTGCCGATCGGTGCCTTGTAAATTGCTCCGCCTACCTTAGGCTTGGCAGCGGATACGTTTGCTACTGTCTGACTCATACTATGTCAACTCCTCATAATAAGTAATATAAAACACCGCCTGATAGCGGTAACGGTGTGTCCCGGGATCTGTAAAGTTATGATCGCCGCCGCACTCGCAGCGAGTGATGTACTCTTCCGAGATGATCTGCTCCATCTGAGCCTTGACCCGCTTGCAGAGGCGTCCTGCTTTCAGCAAGCTGTCCGAGTAGGTCTGCACTGCGATGGTAGCTCTTGCTATATGCCTGCTGTCGGAAGACCCCGTCTTTTCCACTGTGATATATTCGGCGGGCGGGTCGATAGGTTCTTCGAGATACGAAGGGATATTCAGCGTCCTTTTCAGATACGCCCGCACTATGTTTTCTATCATTTACCCACCGCCTTCAATATCGTGTTGTTTTCCAGATTGTCTTTTTTTGCCTTATACGTCTTAGCTTCAATGAAGGCTATCTCACGGGACGGCATGAGCTTGGCGCTTGCCTCATAGCCCTCGCCGCACCTCAAAGCGATATCCTCCGCTTTGCTCATGAGCATATCCTTCGTTTCCTTGGAGCGCAGCAGCTTGCGGATATTGCCGCTGTTCAGCTCTATCCTCACTTTACTGCTCATAGCTTTCCACCTTGACATTCATGCCCCATGAGAGCGGGATATTTGACTCTGTCCCCCGCATTGGGCTGCCTATTGTGCGATAGGTCTTTCCCCAGAAACGCACGATAGTGTTTTCCCAGTTGTGGGTGTCACCCTTAGGTATGCCGAGAACATAAGCTATACGCCTGCCTGACAGGTTCATCTCGGTGGTCAGTTCGTCGGTGGTCGGCTGCCCGATAAGGACGTTTTCCACCTGCTCCTCAGTTTCGGTGTATACCGGTCTGTCCGCATCATCGAGCCCCGTCTGCTCCTTTACGATAAGCGTGACGATCTCGCCTTTAAGCATCTGTACCAAGTGCATACACCTCCATAGCGCCGTAAGTCTGATCCAGCAGACCCAGCTGTGAGAGTTCATTGCGGAGATAGTAAAGCTGCTGCCCCGCGTTAAGGTAGGTGGCACTTACGCTGTACCCGAGTCCCGACTGCGAAGCCTGAACCGCTGCGGGCGTGCTGTCTGCCGAAGCATTGAGCGCACGCACCACGCAGCTGACCACCAGACTTTTCGAGATGAGAGCAAAGTCGTCATTCTCTGCGATCATGCCGTCTAAGCTGCACCCGCGCGAAGCTGCTTCCTGCCGCAGCAGTGCCGAAGCCGTTTCCAGCAGAGCGGGCGCACGATCACGCTCCTCTGCCGTCAGCTGTCTGCCGTATGTGACTATATCCTCAACAGTTGCGTATACTGCGCCCATTGCCTCAGCTCCTTACTCTGCGATATCTGCGGCAGTAACAGTCAGATAGGTGACTGCCTTGACCTTGCTGCTGCTCAGGTTTACTACCTCGATAACGTCGCCTGCGGATACTGCGATCGCAGTAGTACCGGATGTCAGCGATGTTCCGCCGTATGCACTGGAAGTCATATCAAAGGTCGCGCGCTCGGTGGGGTTGAGCTTGTATGCGTAGGTAGTGCCTGTATTACCTGCTGTAACGGTAACGACTGTCTTGCCGGAAGCGCTGTCACCTGTTGCAGCTGCAAGGCTTGCGGTCAGGCTGCCGGGGCTGAATACGCATCTGACAGCAGACGAGCGAAGGACCTTGTGATCGTAAACGAATCTACCCTGAACAGCGCAGGCACCGATGAACGTGCCGGAGCTGTCGAGATCCTGTATCTTGACAGGCACGCTCCACTCACGCACACGGGTGGCGAAGCGGGGATGACCTGCGATCATAGCGAGGTTTGCGGTGTTGTCGTTCCAGTCCTTGACCAGGAAGCCTGCGATCTTGCCGATAACGCCGGACTGCTTCACTTCGTCGCCCAGAGAGGAAGCCGATATAAACTCGGGAGACTTGAGAATTATCGCCGAAGTATCAGGGGTCACCAGCAGATAGCGTCTGCCGTCGTTGGGGACGTTTGCCTTGTTCATCGCGGTGCGAAGATCTACGATAGTATCATAGATGTTCGATGTGGTCAGAGAAGCGATATTGACAGCAGTACCGCCCGAAAGCAGAGCAGCTCCGCCGTCGGTGTCAACGGTAGCCGCCAGCGCGTAGCCTGCGGAGTCCAGTCTGTCGGCTACAAGGTTATCGGGCACTGACTCTGCATCATAGCCGTCGATCACCTCGTTCACTGCCTTATCCTTGCTGATAGGCAGGGTAACATAAGATGTGTCGCCGCTGGTGGGGCTGATGCCCTGCGCCTTATTATAGTCGGAGACTGTCACCTCAGTGTCGCGCTGAGGTATCTTGACAGCTCCCGCTTTGGGATCACCCTCATAATCGTTGTTGAATACGAATCCGTCCGAGAGCACCAGCTCCTTGCGCATTTTAGCGAGGACGAGATTGGAATAGCGTGTCTGTAATTCATGTGCCATTTTTCATTACTCCTTCCTGAGATCGGGATTTTTGTTATAGAAAGCCTTCTCAACACCTGACATATTCCCGCCGTCGCCGTTGAAAAGGGGTGCGGGCGGCTTGCCGGTGACGAACTTCGCCAGTTTTTCGGCATCTGCCTTGTACTCCTCTTCGTTGGTCCCGGAGAGCCTGTCCGCCAGCTCCGCAGGGATACCGCATTCACGTGCTATTCTCGCTTTTACCGAAGCGGTCTCGTATGCTGTGTTCTTAGCCGTGAGGTCCTTGATAGATGTATCCTTTTCTGCGATCTGAGTGCGGAGCTCTTCAAGCTCCTTCTGAAGATCAGCAGTCTGCTTAGCGGCGGCTTCGGGTGAGAGCCAGCCTTCGTACTTCTTTTCCACCTCTGCTGTGGTGGTCTTGGTGTTGCGGTCGAGCCTTGCTTTAAGTATGCTGTCAAGCTCTTCCTGAGTTTCGATGATTTTGAAATCTGCCATAATAGACATCCTTTCCCCACTTACCCCGTGGTCGGGTAGATTTATTGATCCTTACGGTCAATAGCTTACATACTGTGGTTCTTCTTCCTTTGCGGTGGCACACAGCCAGTGAGCCAGCAGAACGGCGTCGAGGATAGCCACCTCTGCGCCTTCCAGTATCGACGAATAGCCGAAGCCGCCGCCGCTGCCGATGGCGCGGTGCTCGCAGTTGGTAACGATCTGCTCAAGCGCGGGCTGGTCGGCGTGACAGATGTTGCCCGCGAACAGTTCTTTTTCAAACAGCGAATTTGCTTCGATGATCTCGCTCACCTTCGGCAGCAGCGGCTTGCAATCGATGTCGGCGTCCTGCATTTCAGACGCTAAGATAGACGCTCCGTTTGCGCCGTCAATGGCGATACCCTCGATGTGAGGGTTGCGGAAATAGGCGATCATCCAGCTGTTGCCGTCCCTTGTGCTGCGGCAGTCGAGAGCTTCGACGAAGATCCTGCCGTCGGGCAGTCTTACCGCTGCGGCAGCCGAGACGTTACCCGAAGTCTTGGAATACTTCACGCCGATGAAGATAGCCGGCGTGCCGTCGAGCTCGGGGCGGCTGCCGATCTGACAGCTCTGCCACTCGCTGCGGCTGATAGCCGATTTGAGGTTGCTGAGGATCCACAGACCCAGACGCTGGATATTGTCGTCGATCTCGTCGTCGCCCAGTTCGTCGGCGATAGTTCGCTCACTGAGGATATACCCCAGTGACGGGTTGGTTTCATACCACAGATTGCGGTCGCGGGTGTCCGACATCTTCGGCACGCCCCACTCAGCCCAGCCGTTGCCGCTGCTCTGTCCCGAGATGACTCGCTGACGGTACTTCTTGAATACCGTTCCCGCCGACACAGCCGTGGGCGGGGTGCCGCACATGAGCGTCTGCGGGTTCTTCGAGTCGGTGACAACGTACTTGAGCGCCGATTCCTGGTCGCTGGTGTACTCCTGTGCCTCGTCGATGATAAGCAGGTCGTAGCCTTCGCCGAGACCGCCCTTGACGGTGCGCGTGCGGAAGTTTATCACTCCCCCACCGAAGGTGTCGCCGCCTTTGAGCCATTCTATGACCTCAGCACCGCGCTGCTTGGTGTTCTTGAAGTCGTCATTCTCGACGAATCCCATTTCCGACAGCCTGTCGGAGATCTTCTCCCAGGCGTTGTGTGAGGTGCTGACCAGGTGTGCGGTGTAGAGCACCCTCTCGCCGTGGGTCAGTGCCCATATCGCTCTGATGATGAGCAGCTCCGACTTGCCGTTGCGTCGCGGTATAGACCAGCCGAACTTGATGTGCGTCCAGTGCCCGTCCTCGTTGGTCGCCATGATGTCGTAGATCATAGCCTCCTGCCACGGCAGCACCTTGCGCTTAGACTGATTATACAGCAGCACCGCTTCGCCGCCTTTGGTGTCCTCGTAGGGAAGCACCACAGCATTTGTGGGGGTCTGACGTCCGACGCGAGTATCGCTCATTCGCCGTACCTCCCGTTTAGTTGTATAATAAAAGCACCTCGCCGAAGCGGGGTGCGATTATTCGCGTATTATATACTAAAGCTCGATGCCCTCGATCTCGGCTCTGACCTGCAATGCGTAGAGATAGTCCCTCATAATGCTTAGCTGGTCTTTAAGCAGAGCGATCGAACAGTCGGGTGTAAAGCCGAGAGTCCCTGCATCGTACTTGACAAGCATTTTATGCAGCTTTTCAAGCCTGCATTTGAGCTGCCAATACTCCGCCTTGAAACGCTCCTTGTAATCTTTCGACTGCATCAGCTCGATCGTGTCTTTCAGTTCCATATCATCAAGTCCTTTCTGGTTTCGGGTATAAGAAAACCGCCTGACCGAAGTCAAGCGGTTAAATCATCATTCTTTTTTTGAGATTTTTTCTGTGCTGTTATTTTTTTTAGTTCGTCCTCTGTTATTTTTCTAGGACAAGGCGGAGCAGAAAGCCGCTCAAGGTATGCCTGATAATCAGCATCATTATTATTCTTATCCTTGCTCATATGATCATCTCCAATTCAACAAAATCATCTGTTAACGTGATTATCTTAAAAACCGATTGCTTATCAATAAGAAATTCTCTCTGTTTCGGAAATTTACTTAATGGTTCGATATATGCGCCATTACTTCCTTTAGGTACATATATCTTAACTTTAACAGGATTATTTAAAGCTCCTGACTTAACAACAGATGTACTGATAAATTGTGGATCAACAAAGATATCTCCAACATTATACCCGATATAAGCATTAATATCAATTGACCTATAACAGATAATATCGTGTTCCAAATCGAATTTAGATACAGCAGAAGAAATTAGTTCGGAATAGTAAACTAAATTGCTGTTGGAAGGAATAGCTCCACGAAGCATAGCATTTAAGCGTGCATAAAACTTGTCGTCTTTGGGGTCACCGCTATTTTTAGTATACTTCTTGATTGCTCTAATCTCTTCTTCGGACAATGAAAGAATCCATTTGTTCGCTTCTTTGCGTAATTCAGGTACAACTTTATCGTTATTCAAGGCAACAAATCCTCTTGACTTTATTATACCAGATTTTCTTTCATTTGTCAACCTCTTCTCCAACTCCGCCGCCTGCTCTTTCGTCAGCACCGTAGGTTTGCTGTACTCGATCTTCTTCGGCTCGCTCACCCACTTTTTAGACCACACATTCTGCCGCCCCTTGCTGCAAACATACTCCACCGTACACCCACAGTTGTCGTGGCGGCGGAAGATGTCCTTCGGTGCTTTGTCGGGGTAGCTGTACCTGCCTGCGATCTTTGAGCACCACTCACAACACTTGCCGTCGGTGCGGCGCTCTATGTAGGTGTCTAAACCCGCCCTTGCGCGGAAGTCGGCGTTTGCTTTCATGTAGTCGTCCGAGAAGGCGGCCGTGATGTTCTCGCTCGTTCTTTCAAGGACTTCTATGCCGTGAGCGGCGGTGTCCTTGACGCTTGCGCTGCCGCAGGCTGCACGGACACGCTCAGCGGGGAAATCCGCTTTCTGCGGGGCGAGATGTATGCCCGCTTTGTCGTCGAGCTTGCTCTGGATGTCGGCGCATATGCTGTTGACGTCCTCGTAGGTATCACGCAGCATAGGTTCCAGTATCGAGTAGGCTATGTTGTAGTAGAGCGTGCTGTCTGGCAGCTCTGCGGGGGTCACTACTTCCCTGATCGCGCGGCGGAGATCAATTCCCAGTGCCTGACTGTAAAGCGAGGCGTCCTTCATGCTCGCCCTGCCCTCTGAGATCTCCTCTCTGAGCCGCACCATGAATGCGTTACGGCTCACCCGCTCCTCCAGGGCTTTCTTTACGCGCCCGCAAAGTTCCTTGCCGATGTCTTCCATGATACCACCGCCTTACAGCCCTGTCAGCTCGTGGAATTTCTGTTCGGTGAAGTAGTTAGGGAACGCCTGCTGGATCTTTAGGACGGCATCGCCCAGACCTGCAAGATCGGAAGGACTCGGAGAGAACACGGGCTTCCAGATCGGCCTTGTCTGATATAGAAGGCTGCGGCTGTAAGCGTGATCGTCACGCAGACAAGCCGCAAGATATCCAACGTTCAGGAAGGCACTGCCAAAACAGCTCTGAGCGTTCTCGGCTGTATCTCTGAGCGTCTCATGTGCCGCCTGGATAGCCTCGCGGGTGGTGGGATTTGCGGTACTGAACCCGAGATCATCCAGCGTCAGACCGTTTTCTCCCGCGAACACCGAAGCTATCATTTTCAGCTGTTCGGTGTACGGCAACATCGACTGCTGCTGGAACTGCCCGACAACAGGGTGATCGCCGTTTGAGTCCTTGTCTATCCTCAGGAAGCTGGAGAGCGTAGCAAGCCTGTTGTTGAACTGGCTCTTTCTGTCCATGCCGAGCACATACTTCTGAGGGAACGAGTAGAACTCTGCCGACACCTCAGAGCGCCAGAGCACACGGGCTGCATATCTGACCTGCGACATATTCGCACGGCTTATTCTGCTGTGCCCGAAAGGTCTGCGGGCATCGGGACGGTATATCACCGGCACCAGCAGTGCATACGGTGCCTTGCTGGTGTAGACGTCCTGCTGCTTGCCGCCCAAGTAGATGTACATATCTCCGCCTGCGAAATATGCTTCCGTCTGCGGAGCACCGTATTCATTGCGGCTGAGCACTGCGTAGCCTTCTGTCAGCAGGTTGTTGGTCGTGTCGATAACGCCGGTAGCATTGCCGCCGTCTATTACCTGCAATCTCGGGTAACCGTCAGCGCCCTTTGAGATATACACGAAAGAGCAGGCTGAGATCAGCGCCGAAAGTATCGCACTGCCGAAGAAGATATCCCTGTTGTTCAGGTCGAAGATCTCTTCCAGCATGAAGTTGTCGTCAGCAAAGCTGTCGAACCTCAGTTTGTTTGCCAGTGTGTCCACCGACTTTGAACACCAGCCCAGCACCGTTTTCAGCTGCTGAAAGTTGGCAGGTATTATCGTGCCCTGAACGTCAAGGGCATTTTTCATCTCGTAGTACTTGTATCGCTCGTCTACCCGCACCCGCTTTCTTTCAAGCTTAGTCCTCAGGTAGTCGATACCCTTGTAGTCAGGCATAGCGCTTCTCCTTTTCTAGCTTATTCATATTTGGTTCACTTATTCAGCGAGATATTTGTACA